TTGTGAAACAAGTACCAGTAACAAAAGAAAGGCTACTGTCGCCATCCTCAGCATATAATCCACCATCAGCGGCTAGAATAGGCCAAGCTTGCACCTGAAACTCAACAATAACACCGATCGCACCGGCTGGAATTGTCAAAGCCTGAGCCGTAACAGGTACAACTTTTGTCGGTAATGCGGCTAAAAGTCCAAGTAATGAGGTCGGAATATTGCGGGCAATCGGTGATGATTGGTCGCCTTCACCTCCAAAATCAGAGGTTACGCCGTGAATTGTCACGGTTGCATCAGCGTCAACAACTTCAATCTTTACCCTTGAATATGTCCGGATGTTTTTAGTCACCGTTGCGGTCTTTTCACCGGCAACAGTCATCTTTTCAAACTTGAAAATCTGTTTCCAAGTTTCATTATCGTAAGAGGCTTCAATGAAAAAATTCACTTCGGGAGCTGAGCCGGGGGTGATGCTATCCAAAACCACGGTATAAGTGACAGCGGAAGCGTCCTCATCATGCAAAAGTGAATCAGAATAAAAATAATCTGCACCGCCTGTCATCGCCGTAATAGTCAAAGCATTAGAGGCGTTTGTTGTAATCACGATATTGCCGGCTTCACCAGCGGCGGAGGCTGTATTTGTAATCAAAGCACCAACGGCGGCCGAAGCAATGCCAGCAAGGGCATCAATGGCCGCTGCAATGTTTGTCGCCGTGACTGTATTTGAAGTTTCAGCGTCAAAGTCTGTGCCTTGGGTCAAAGTTGTAGCACCAACAACCACCGTACCCTCAGCAAGTCCACCGGTTAAAGCTGAGCCTGATAAAGTGAGGGCGGCAACGGTCATATTATCCCACGTTGCAGTCAATGCGGCGTTGCCAGCAGTACCAACAGCGGCGGCCTCAATGCTAACATCGTTTGTTACCGCAGAGGAAACAAAATTTGCTAGGGCATCAATGGCGGCGGCGATATTCGTAGCTGTAACATTGTTTGAGGTTTCAGCCGTAAAGTCTGTGCCTTGCACCAAAGTATCAGCACCAACGGTAATTGTTGCATGATCTAGGCCACCCAATAGGTGAGATTCTGGCATTGTATAGCCAGCAGTTGCATTTGTTGCCAAAGCGATAGCATTACCAGCACGACCAACAGCGGCGGCGGTAACTGTCACAACAGCACCGACAGCGGCGGCACTCACATCAGCAAGCGCATCAATGGCGGCGGCTAAGCTAGTAGCGGTGGCATCATTTGAAACCCCAGCGGTAAAGTCTACGCCTTCGGTTAAAACGTCCGTACCGATAGTGAAAGTTTTTCCAGCAAGTGAAGCGAAAGCGGTGATCGTAATTGTTGAAGCGGCCGCAACACCGACCAATGCCGCATAATCCAAAACCTCAATCGTGCCGGTGGCTTTTACTCCGACCAACTTTGTGTAGTCGATAACTGAAATTGTACCGACCGCTATTCGATCGTCATTATCTAAGGCCAAAGACCAGTTAATATCTCGCATAATAATTGAGGTTTAAAGGAAATAATTTATTAAACCTTTGCAGATTCTTCACCTGCATCGGTCTTTTCTTCTTCGTTGGTTTCTGGTGCGCCTTCTTCGCTAGGCTCGCCAGCAGTTTCAGGGGCGTTTTCCTCGGGTGCAGATTCTTCACCTGCCGGAGCTTCATCAACTGGCTTTTCCTCAGCCGGTGGCTCTACCTCTTTTTTCCCCTTGTCCTCTTTAGTTTTTCTTTTAGCCTCAGCCTTTGCCGCCTTCGCTTCCTCAGCTTTTACAGCTTCAACATCGGCCTTTTTAGATTCCTCATAAGCCAAATATTCGTCAACAGTTGCTTTGTCTAGGTCTTCGAGATTAACAACTACAAACCTTTTATACTTCCCGCAAACATGCTCAGCTCTTTTAATTTCCATTGCTCGAACCATGCCCGGCTCGAATGTTACTTTTTGAGAGCCTGAAAGTAAGCGTGCGTTGATTGTTTCTTCACCTGTCCATTGAACAAGCACTTTTTGATCTTTAAATTTCATGTTTAGGATTGTTAATTGATTCTTAGAGCCGCCCCCTACGAATAAGGGGCGGTATCTGAAAACCGATTATACGAGTGTTACATCGTAACCAACGGCACAAGTATTTGCCGCATCAAGAATCACGAAACCAAACTGTACCGTAGCAGTTACAGTAAAGCCGTACCCTTGTATTCTTTCAACTTCAATCTTCATGTCGTTACCAAGCCCCCAACGAACAGCCGGAGCATAAACCGCTACAAACTGACCTTTGGTGTTGTTTGATGCTGTTGCTGAAACTTTACCGTCAGCCTCAGTCATAGGCACTAGATCATGAGAGATCAAATCAAGGCCGAAAGGTCGCATAGTACCACCATCAACGGACGCATTGCGTGTATTGATAGCCAACTTTAGACCGTCATCAGTCATCATTGTTAGGTAAGTGCTAGGCTCAGCCGCAACAATAATTTCGCTCATTCTACCCTTGTAAGTAGCACCCATTTTGCCAAGCACGGAGATAATGTCATCACTATCGAAAGCGCCGACATCAACCTTGCTCGCTGTAGCATTGATTGCTGACTCACGGATGCCGTGGTCGATCAATAGTGAGTGGTAAGCCGCACTACCGAAAGTAGTTGCTGGCGCTTGATCGTCTGAGTTTACGTTTCCAGTTGCACCAGTTTCAGAATCACCATTGATGATACAACCTTCAACAGTTGAAACATAGGCTTTAGCGGCCATTTCTACGATCTTATCGTAGAGCTGTTTGTCAGTTGAATGCTTAATCATTTCATCAGTCACGTTGAATTGAATAATGAAAGATTGCTGTGTGATTGTACCCTTTGCATCAGTCGGCGCAGTTGCAGAAATTGCAGGACGTGCGCTATCAGTCCACTCGGTTTTACCCTTCATGAATTGATTTGTGATGTTGTAAGGTACTGGATAACTTACAGGTAGGTTGTTACCTTCGTAACCGGCTGACAATCTTGAAAGAAGGTGGCCTCTTTGTGTTGTCATGTCCTTGATTGCTGACTCAATACCGCTGGCATCGTACCAGTTAGCGGCCGGAGTTACTGAGAAGTTTTCATTTGCTTTCTGCTCAGCGACAAATTTAGCGTCAACGCCCTTGCCGAATTTCTGAGAAAACAAGATCATATCTTGTATGGTTTTGCATTGTTCAATCTGCATAATGTTTGATTGTAAAAGAAATATTTAGTGCTTCGGATTTAAACCGCAGATGCTACGAAAGCATCCTTGAAGCCGGTTTTTTGGTCGCCCATTTCAGGCTCACCATCCACTTTTTCGCCATCGACTGCTTTAGACTCAGAAAATTGCTTGTGTTCAGAATACATGAGGGCTTTTTTTGCGGGTGTTTTTCCGATCTCAGCTTCAAGCTCAGCGATGCGGGCATCTTTTGCCTCGCCTTCGGATTGCAATGTGCTGATAGTCTTAAACATTAAACCCACTTGTTCAGCCGTCAGATTCTTCGGGTCAATTTCCAGAGCCTTTTCACCTTCGACAGGCGCTTCGGCTTCGGGTGTTTCTGGTGTTTCCGCTACTGGCTCCTTATCATCGGCGGGTGTTTCATCGCCTTCGCCTTCGCCGCTTGTTTCATCGGCTGGACTTTCGACAGGTTTTTCAGGAGCTTCAACAGGTATATTTTCAGGTGTAGTTTCTTGTGGTTTTTCCTCGGGTGTTTCTTCGTTTTCAGGTGCTTCAACTTCCGGTGTTTCCACCTCAGCCGCTTCATCCTCGCCGTCTTTTACCTCTAACAGATTTACCTTTTTGGATTTTTTCATATCTTCGGGGGTTAAATTTACGCCGTAAAGTTTTGCGGCTTCGTTGTCAAAGTAATTCTTAACAGATTTCCCAAGAGTAAACAATGCGTCAGGATTTGCCGGTACTGAAACAACGGAATTTTCTACTAGATCAAGCTCTTTAATTACACGTTTTATTGAAGGGTCGAGCCAAATTCTACGGCGGTCATCCTCCATATTTGGGTCAAGCATGTTGCCTTCTTCATCCTGAAATTCAAGTCGGGTCGGAATATAGCCGATAGAAAAAGCCTTTAAAATTCCAGCCTGTATTTTAGGCTCAATTTCCGCATCGTGAATAATCGCCTCGATGTAAAGACCTTTAGAATCAATCGTCATCATTGTCGCCTTGCCGATTGGATGATGTGGGTTGTGCTGGAATAGTACGATCGGATTTTTTCGGTAGTTGGATTTGATTGATTGCCTGAAAGCCTCGGGGTCTACAATATCGTTGTAACGATCAACCGCAGAGGTTGAAGCGTAGCCCTTGATAATTGTTCCGCTCGTTGAATCCTGAGCCTTTTTTGACATCGCATCTTTACGGTCGATCGGCTCAAAGTGTGCCTGAAAATATTGTGGCTTAGTTTGCATATTGTTTTGTTTATTTAATTTCATAGAGGGTAGTACATCGACATCGTGGGTTTGATTCTCGTGGTGCGGTGTCATCGCCTGAGTCGAAATTATCATCAAGTTTTATCCAACCCATAGCCTCGTTAGCTTCGCATTCCGGTGTCACTCGATCATCGTTTACAGTAGCCCATTGCTTCATCACTTTGTTGCCGTCATCTTGCAATATTTTCATCGGCACCCAATTGCCGTATTCGTATGCCGTGCCGACCTCATTAACTGCTATCATTAAAGACCGACTCGGCGAAAAAGCAAATGAATTTTCAATTTGCAAAGCAAGCTCTTGAGGCGAAAGGCCATCTTTAGCGGCTTGTATGAGTAACGGTTTTAAATTTTCTTTGGTAGCATCGGCCATTTTTGCGAGCATTAAAGGCCGCTCGGTCTTTAAATATTCAACGGCTAAAGGATGGTCAACGTCAAAAGAAATGCCGAATTGCCCGAGCTTCATTTTTTGGATGCGATATTTAGCCCCGAATTTCATTGCATCGCTGGCCGCAGTAATCACAACAGTTTCAAGGCCGCTATTGTCGAGATCATCAAAGATTTTATCGACATCGCCTTCAATGCCTTTAAAGCTAAAACTTTTTACCAACTTCTTTGACCTCGCAATGATAAACTCCTTTTGCCTCTCAAGCTCTTTGGTGACTTTGGCTTGGAGCGCTCTTTCTTTTCTTCGTAACTGTCGCACGTTTGGCCGTGCCATTGCTTTGCAGAGGTGTTGGAGTAATTCTTTTTCATACATCCAGTAAATTGTTTAGATTTTTTTCATACAATTTTTGCTTTTTTTCAACAACGTCTTTGATGGCTTTTACCTCTTGGCCTAGATCATCAATGATGAATCCGTTAAACATAAGCTCGTTTGCAAGCTCGTTTTCCGCTGGCTCAAGTCCTCGTGCGGCTCGTGCTTCGTTGATGGTAAGGATGCCCGCCAAGACATCCGCACGGCTCATTTCAGCAACCGCCTTTTCGTCTTCGTAGTTTGAAAGCTCAATGACAAATTTAATTCCGGTAAGCCCCAATTTTGGCAAAAGGTGCTTGTTTATCATTTCTTCAAACTCGACCTCCTCCGGCCTTACGGTGTCGTTGTAGAAAGCCTTATAGATAATCGCCGCATTGCTATATTTTGTGTCGTCTGTGTAGCCAAGTAGGAAGGCATCAACACCAAAAGCCACCACGATTTTCTTTGTGGTGAATTTCCTGGTTTCGATAAATTGCATGTCCTTTTGTGATGGTGTGATTGTCTTAATGTCTTTTACGAAAGGGATTATGCCGCTTTTAAATGCGTTCTTTGCACCTTTGTATTTTGAATCAATCTCATCCTTTAGCTCTTTGTACTGCTCTTGTGTCAGGTCTTCGTTGAGAATCATCAAGTGCGCTGGCACGCTATTATTTTCATAGAAAACTAGGTTTGAGCTTTGCGCCGCAATCTCAGCTTGGCCATCTAAAACGATCGACTCGATCGGTGAAACTCCAAGCAAAGGATTTTGTGTTGAAGTATCAAGCGACCAATGGATTATTTCGTCAGCGTCAAAGTGAATTGGCTGTTGTCCGGGTACACGTTGAACATACCCCATAACGTTAGCGTATTTATCCGCAATGATTGACATCGTGCGGGGGTCAATTCTTCGCAAAGCAATGACATCGCCATTTAGATTCTTTTCAAGCTGTAAATAAAAATTACCGGCAATGTGCCTATCTCTCACCCAGTCATATTTCAACTTTGAAAATGAATATGTGGGGTCGTTTAAAAGCAAATTCGCTTCCTCAGCTTCCTTTAAATTCCCCTCTTTTGATGGATTTTTAGGGTCAATCCACTTGTAACCTTCCTTTGCGACAGCCTTTGCAATTCTAGTGATGGCTCGGCGAATATCCACAAGCTGATTATAAAGCATGTAAAGCGTATCAAAGCCAATCCTAAACCCCCCATTTTGTGCATACTCTTGAAAAGTATTCATATAAACACCATATCCCAAGCGTTGCTTTGCTTCTTTTACCTCACTACGCCCAAGAAAAATAGTTTTATCGGTGAATGGGATTTTTATTTTCATATAAAAAATGGTTTTAAAATGGGGCGTTGTTTAAGTTCAAAGTAAACTCTCATCATTATCGTGTCAGAAATATCAGGTGATCGGCCGAGGTGTTCTTTGACTTCATCCTTGCTAATAATGGCAAGTTTACCCTCTTTGTCGATGTTTTTTTGTTTCACCTGTTCAAGCTCAGCAATCAAAAATTCCCTATCTTCGGCGCTGATCTCTTCAATTTCGATTTTACCTTCATTGACCAGCCTTGCAAGTTCAAAGTAACATTGTGTCTTGAGGTTGCTGTAGTTTTCCCAGTTTGAAGTTTTGGATTTGATAGGGCTAGAGTTATTTACAAAGCCAACGCATCCGGGTAAGTGGTCAACCACTCCCCCACCCACGCCATCCTCATCAACGACAACATGCGACCGCCTGATCTGGTGGCTTTCCTCAAATCCCTTGATCTTTGCCACGACCTGATCGGTAGAAAGTTTTGAGTAGCTGTAAATCTTGATGCACTTCAAGCCCTGCCAAATTGCAATCACGGTGCGATCATTTCCAAAGCGGGCAACGTCACAAGATAAATATTTGTCATCGCTGGCCTCCGCTTTGTTTGTGAATATGTCTAGGATAGCGTCATATTCCATCAGCTTCGCCGGGTCATCGTCAAACTCCCAATTACCAAAAGCCAACCTTTCCCGGGTCGCCTTATCAGAAATTTTCAGGAGTGAATCAACGTAGGCTTTTGGACACCACGGATTATCTTTTGCGAGTGCTGGCACAAATTGCCGGTAAGGTAACAGCGTGCCTTCTTTCGATGGCTTGTAAAAATCACCATAGAGAAAGTTTTTTGTAGGGTTGCAACTCATTAACAGCTTAACAATCAGCCCGAATTGATCGAGCTTGTAGCGTATTCTCGACCGCAAAACGTCTTTGCATTTACTCCGTACTTCGCCAGCCTCATCAATAAATCCGAAAGTAAACTCGTAAGAGCCAAAGCGTTCAAAATCGGGGTCTGAGGGCGTGAAATCAAGATCGAGCAAGTAAGTTTCTGAGCCATTGAGCCACGAAATCACGCTATCTTGCCAGTTGATCTTGTAGTGAATCCCCTGCTTGATTCCCCATTTTCGGCACACATCGGAAAAGGATTTTAGAGTTGTAAGTTTGAGGCGCTTTAATTCTTTACGCCCCATAAAGCTACGACATCCGGGATATTTAAACGCAAACATGATGATCGCAGAAACACCAAACTCGCTTTTCCCTCCACCAGCTCCACCACCGAAAAGCAACTCTTCGGTAATATCATCATTGAGGTGATTGTAGGCTTGGCGTTGCTTCGGTGACATCTGCCAGTTGATCTTCATCGGTATTTTCCGGGTTAAATTCTGATAAAATAAACTCCACTTTATTGTCGGTGAGCTTATCGCTGAAATCGTTTATTGCGTTGAGATTCCAGTCTTTAAACTTACGCTCAAATATCCAAGCGTATTTAGTCCATTGTTGTTTTTCCTCAACGAAAGCGGCCATCAATCCCTCTTTCTCGGCTATCAAAGCCTTTTTCATAAGCCGACAAAATATAAAAAAATCGGTCGGTAAATCATCAAGTTTATCCTCTTTCAACAAGGCTTTCCACCTCTCAAAAGTCCGTGACGTGATTTGGTCTTGCTCTTCGAGTTCTTCGTTTACCAAAAACAAAAGTTCATCATCTGTGAAGATGAAAACACGCCCCGCCTTTTCCTTGAAAATTTTTACTGTAGCTTCAACAAACTTGCTAATCTTCGAGGGTCGGCCAGCTTTTTTTGGCTCCGGTTGTTCTGTATCTTTTGGCGTTTCGTCTGTATTCATCAACGTAATAATTTAATTTTGTTCTGCTTGCAATGTAAACTATTGCGAAGGCTAAGCCAATTAAGGCAAGAAATAAAAATGACGGCGTGAGGGTTTGAGTCCACGAGATTTGAGGAAATCCGGACGGCTGAGCGGCGAATTTGTAGACAAACAAAAATGTTTGAGCGTACAGAAAAAGGCTAATTGGTAGACTCTTTGACATGGTACTCGGGTACGGATTTATGGAAGTCCTCGCAAAGTTTCCAACGCTCAGGGTCATTGTCAGCACGACCGCAAAACGTGATAAATTCCCTTGAAAAATCCCCTTTCAAAACAAGCGTGTCGGCTCCAAATTTTACATTGGTGAAGTTAGAGCACTTTTCAACGTCTTGAGTGACTGTGACTGAAATTTCTGAGTCTGACATAGTTTTATTTTGTTAAATTATAAAGCCCTTTGAGAAATAAAGCCCCCGCCTGAATTGTGAGGACGGCGGCAAAGCCAAATTGAATATCGGTTTTTGCGTTAGCCCAAAAAACAAAAGCAAAAAAGGCGGCCAAAAGAGAAAGTAAAACGCCGATGATGTTGAAAATTTTATTGTGCATGTGGTGATGTGGTTATTTTTTAACTTTAATATTGAATAATTCAACGATAAATCCCTCTATTTTCTGCCGTATTTCCGCTGTGATGATGCTGTTTTGATGTGCAACGCAAGTCAAAAAGAATATCTTGATGAAACAATCAGCCTCATTTTCCGTTAAAGTGTGCCGCAAACTTTCCAAGATGTAATAATTATCCCCGGTGAATTTGAGTAAATTTGGCCTGATATGTTTTTGCACGGTTTCGTTTGTACCATAGACATCTAAAGCCATGCCAGTAAGCTCTAGCCACGCCGCACCATCCAAAACGCCCATATCTACCAACGACCGGAAAAAAGAGCCTACAAATAAAAAATTGAAGTGATTTTTGGGGTTCATGTTTGATTGATCAAGCTTAGCTTCTTGAATCCCGCCACGGGCAATAAAAGTGCGTGCCATCTTTTTGAGTTGGCGGAGAAAATCTTTAGGATTATTTCTTGTGTTCATGTTGTTTGGTGAAATGATGATAAACTTTATAGATTAAATGTGTCAACCTGTGGCCTCATCTGCTCGTTTCTTTTCCCGCTTGGTGTAGAAATCCAAACACTCAATAAATTTAAACTCGTTGGTACATGTGGAATTAGTGAGTGCGAGCTTTATGATTTTTTCCGGGTAGTCTTGTAGATACTTACCGACCTTGATATTTACCACAACTTCCTTTTTGTAAAATTGCCCTAAAAACTTCCCTAAATTTTTTTTAAGATTTGCGTCAGCAAATAAATATTTCTTTTCATTCTTTAATTCTTTACATTCTTGTATAGTGCTCATTTGTTGCTCATTTGTTGCTCGTTTGTTGCTCATTTGTTGCTCATTTCGGTGCTCACTTTGTTGGTACATGTGCCAGTTTTTAATGGTTATAAGCCTAGATTTGCTACCTGTTTGTTGCTCGATTTGATGCTCGGAAATGAACCACTTTATAATCCTTTCTATTTTACTTCGGTGAACACGCAGTATTCTAGCCATTTTATCACGGCCGGTTATTAGTTGCCCCGGCTCAAGCGTGACAATAGTGCCGTTAAACATTGATTTGTGTGGAGCGTGTGCGGCGTGGGTCAATAAATAGCACCACAAATAAAAATAATGAGCATCCTTGGTTATTACCGGATTATTAAAAGCCTTACGATGGAGTTTAACCCATCCGCTCATTTCGGTCATTTTTTGGTTTGTTAAGTGGTTTTTTCTTGTCTAAATATCCTCGCCTTTCCTGTTGCAAGGAAACTTTTTTTATCCAAGTCATATTATTCAAGCGCTCGATAAATTCAAGGTCGTCATTATAGACATTTTCGATCGCATCTATTATTTCTTCTTTGCTGATTTCAGTCATAATTTTGGTAAAGTAGTTAGCGGGATAGTAGCGCAAAAGTGCGCCATTGCCAAGCCGTATCTGTTGACATAATGGCGCACTATTTCTTTCAGTCTAAAAGCCCAAAATGAGCGGCTATTAAAATAAGAATCACAAGGATAAAAGCATAAATCATCATTTCAGTACGCTCTTTTTTTCGCATCAGGTCTTTAAATTTTGGCGAATAATCAAGGCTATTTGATTTTTTCAGCCGGAAATTTTCAGTAGTATTGGGTTTTAATTCTCTTTGCTCGATCAATTCACCAGTTTTAGCATCGTGAATATTGATAAATCTAGTCTGGCGGGAATTGTTATAAACCATAAGGCCGGGGAAACTACTTGCTGAAGAGTGTAAAACCTTCGGCTCTTTCCTGCCATCTGCAACTTGAACATAGTTAGCCCTTGCTTTTCCTTTGTCAGAAATAGGGGTAAATTTTTTATTGAGAAATTTAAGCAAACTACCCTCAACCACGCCCCTTTCATTGGTCTTTATATCGTGAAACTTGCCTCGTGCCGGCCAAACATCAATCTGGTCGTTAATACGAAAGTGGTATGCTGTTTTCTGCTCGATTTTATACCCAGAAAATAGAGCATCTGAAAAATAACGCATAGTTTCCACTTTATTTTGAATTTGTTTTTTTGCCTTGGCAACGGTTGCTTTCTGATCTTGGTTTGCGCCACGGATGGCTTTTTTAATCTGTGATGGTTTAAATTTGTTCATAGAATGTTGATAAGATGTTTATAAGTTATTTGACACGAAAATTTGGTAGATTGTTTAGAGCCTCTCTAGTGCCTTCAAATCCGGGCATATCATCATTGCATGGCTGATCTGCCATTTCCTGTTGCCATTTTGTCCACGCCTTACCTTTCAAGTAGCCAAGCTCAAAATAAACCTCAGCCCATGAAAGAATATTGTCCTCGGGTTTTCCAAGTAGCTTTGTAAAATTCTTTCTGTGTAACTCATCGACTCGGGGTTGTTCGCTGATTTCTTGCCTGAGTGCGATAATTTCTTGTTGCAGGGTATAGATACGCTGTTGTGATTCTTCTTTGTCTTTAGACATGATTGGGTTGGTTAAATAATTTTTAATTTTTCTCTAGCAATAACTTTTTTAAGTGAGTGGAGGATTTCTTTGATAGGCATTTCTGGATTTTCTTCGATGATTTCAACGGCTAAATTTAATCCGGCAATCATCGCTTTTTCTATAGCCAGCAAGCCAGCGGACTTGATTGTATCAATATGGTCAACGTTCATAATTTTGAGGGGTTAGATTGTCCGTTTCTATAAAGTCCATAAATTCATTTAGGCGTTTGGAAATGTTGAGGTTGTGGATTGTGCAGTTGTAAGCTTTTGCGATACGGATTTTTTGATTTAAAATCGTGATTCCCTTTGCGAGTGCCTGACTATAAAGATGTTCGACATTTTGGATTTTATCCATCGCCTCCATAAATCTTTCACCCTCACCAGCCTCGACCGCCTTTTCATATCTACAAAGGCGGCAAGTTTGCTTTCTGTACACCTTAAAGGTTTCAAACAATAATCCACAATTTATACAAGCTTGTGATATTAGATTGCGGCGGCTTCCTCTTTGGCATTGCCTAAGCTGAGCCATTTCTATTTCGTGAGCAATGCTTGGGTATTTGATAATCATATTATCGGCGGTGAGCTATTTCTTTCTCTTTGTAGACTTCAACGCCCGGAATATTCACATATCCATCAGATACCATTTTATTCAGGCGTGGCATCGAAAGGTCAAATAACTCGGGGTGTGCGGTCATTAAGGCGGCCATGTCTACCACTCGCACCTTTGTCACGTCTTTATAGATCGCCTGACCGGATGCGGAGCGCACGGCTGTCGGTGCGGCCTGTACCTCTGGCACTTCCAACGGCTCAGATTGTGCAACAGGGGCGGGGATTGGTTCACCGGCTTTTTTAGCCTTCTTTGCGGCCTCCGCTTCGGCCTTTAATCTTGCCGCCTCAGCCTCTCGGCGTTCTTGTTCAATGCGTGCGGCTTCCTCTCTAACTTTGCGCTCACGTTCCAAAACAAAAGCGGTGAGCTTCGATTTGATCGTGTGTTCGAGTAGGTCGAGCGGCTCACTTTCTTTTTTGAAAAGGTTGTTGATGCCTTTCACTTGGTCGTTTAGTGGGGAAACAAAAAATTTCCTCAATTCTTCAACCCTTTTAGCCCTCTGCTTAACAAGCCCCAACAACTCCACGGCTTTTTGCTCATCCTCTTCGGTGGCAACAACAAGCGAGCTGACTTGTTGCTCAATACCGGTGCGATCTTGCTGAATCGCAACTAATTTTTCCTGCATCTCACTCATACGGTTTTTTGTTATGTAGTAAAGTGGTGACTAATTTATAGCATCCATGAGTGCGCCATTGCAATACTATTTCGGCGCACTTGTCTTGACGTGTTGCATTCTTATTGTTGGGTCGAGGAAAACCTCTAAATCAGTCCGGCAATCTTTGCACAAATCCCTTTCTGCTTTTTGCCATACGCCATTTTCAAAAACATCAAAGACTACTTGAAAAGGGTTTCCGGCCGGAGTAGGTGGTGGCTTTATTTCCTCGCCGCATTTATCACAAATAAAGATTTCTTTTTTCATAAATTATTCTTGGTTACTTCGATGTTTGGGGTGCTTGGGTCTTCAAGTGACAGAGTGTAAGAGTGATCGAGCATATACGCCTTAGCATTTAGAGCCGGTATGATTGATTTCAAAGGCCACTCGGTCGGTTCCGATATTGCGTTTCAATTCTCGGATATATGCCAGCGTTTCAATCGGTGGGTTGTGGGAAATAAAATCGGCCATTTCTTTTTGCACGTTTGCGATCTGATTTTTCCGCTCTAAAATTTCCCCCTCTTTTTCATCCGGCAATAAAGAATCTTGCACGTTGTTTTCTATGGCTCGGATTTCATCCTCTAAATCCTTTATCCTCATTGCGTAACCTTCACAATTTGGCATAAAAGCGAGCTTATAACCCATTTGAAGCTCTTGGATTGGGTAGTCAATATCAAGTACGATCTGCCATCGTTTTTTTTCGTACACAATTTTTTTGAGCTTGAAATCAATCTTGCTCATTGTCTTTTCTTCGTTGGTTGTGTCTGACATGGTTGTTTTGTAAAAAAATAAGTTGGTCGCCGAAAAGGTCAAGATCATGGAGTGAAATAATACCTTTATCAAGCCGCCTGTGGTGTACCGCACAAAGGAAAATCACGTTTAAAGGTTGATCGTAATCCTCATGATGGCATTGTGATTCTTCTTTTGGTTTGTTACAGCCTTTAAATTGACAAGGTAGCTTGTTGATTCTTCCTTTGCGCACGGCATATCTACATTGAGCCGTTACCTTGGTTGCTTTAGGATTTTTTTCTTTGCTGATTTTATTTTCATCAAGTTTCTTTTGAGGGTTTTGTCGGTACTCAATGATCTTTCTCGTAGCATCACACTCAAGGCAAATTATTGGAATATTGTTTTTTGCTTTGGAAGAATACCCGAATTTTTCCCGATCTTTTTCGAGCTTGCATCTGTAGCACGATGGATTTAAAAAAGATGTTTGTTTCATGGCGTGGGTGGTTTAGTAGTTTGCTTGTCCGGGTACGGCCTTGGAAACCGGAGCCTTGTAATACTGGCTCTTTTCGGCTCGGTTAAACGCCTTTTCCTCACGGCCTTTAATATCCGCACCAATGCCAAAGGTTCGGGCGCAAATAGTCCACGCCTTCGAGATAGCCGATTGCATAACATTACCCCGGGTCGTTGCCGGATTTTTGAAACCTTTATGAGAGGGGAATACATCACGCACGATTTTTTCCCCACTCTCAGGATGAATCAAAGTAAACCTGACATGTGCCTCGGCTTCAACAACCGGGCGGCTACTTTTCACCGGAATTTTATTATTGCGCTCATCGGTCTTTACGTCTTTGTGGTAGTAATCCATGAAGTCCTCGGAATATTCGAGATAGGTTTTATCAATAATTTCCATCGAAACATTGAAATTAAAGATGAAGTTGAGGGCTTTTTCGGCGTATTCATGTTCAACGTAAGGCACTAAAGCATTGCCAACCTTGCGGGTTTTAATGAAAGCCTTGGGGGTAGTTTGCAAAACCGTGAGCTTGTAACTGGCCGCCATCTTGGAAAAGTCAGTCACAACCGCCTTATTCAAATAGAAATCTAAACAGGCCGCCGTTTGGCTGATTAGCTCCTGAGCCGTTGGCTTTTCCATCTTATCGCTGACCGGCACTTCAACGGCGAAATCCTCGGCCTTTATTGGCTTCTTATCATTTTTTTTGTTCATAGTATGGTTTTAATTTATAAAATAAGCGTTCTTATCATCGAAATAACAAGCCCGAATGCTTTCGGCGGGTATATTCAAGGCTTTTGCCAAAAGGTTCCTATAACGAAAGATTTGACCGGCCGCTTTCGTTTCTTTATGGGCGTTGGGTTTAAAGTCAGCAATTTCGATCATGCCGTCAACCCATCGGATAATATCAATGTGGCCTACCCACTCATCGTCATAAACAGGTATCTCGGTGGCGATGGTCTTTGGGTCGAGCTTTAATAAATCCTCTTGCACCGCTCGATGTTGCCAATGCTCACGCTCTTGGTACTGAGCGTTTGCCGCAAACTCACAAAGATCGGATGGCCGCCTTTCCACGTTCACAACTAGCTTACTGCCGGAGCTTACAGATTTTCGGTAGGTGTCCGTTTCCTCCATGCCGTGAATAAACAAAAGCTCAAAGTAGATACATAATGACGTGAAGTGAGCCTCTGGACGCTGTGAGTGGCGATCAAAAATAAAGCTGTAGGTAGTGAAAGGATAGTACAAAACAAAGTTTGTGCCGTCACTTTGCACCCTCTCTTTCGTAAATATGCGGGTGATTTTATCGTGTTTCATTTTTCAATTCTTCAAAGGATAGGGTTTGACAAAGAGTGCTACAGTAATCGGATGATTGCTTTATAAACTCTTTGCATTGTAAACATTTTCGGGCGTGGCGCTCATAACTACCCATCGCCTCGATAGCTGAATCTATAAGATGGTAGCTTCCAAAAAACAAAGTTTCACCGTACCGATCTTTGATTTCAACTTTAATCATTTTGATTGTTTTTTAATGCCCTCTTGGATAAAGAAAAGGCGCTGACCGTGAGGGGTTCGGTTTTCCTTTTTTGCGATCTCGATAACTTTTTGATGCACCGACTCAGGCAAGCGGGTTGATGTCTTGATAACTTTTTCCATAGTAGAAAAGTTTAAGAAATAGTACCTCCTTTATAGCGCACCTCTGGCGTACTGTCAACATACTTTTGCGCACAATAAAAGCCCCTGCTTTGAGGGGCTTTTTCCTGACGGCGGGAAAATGGTAAACGTGGCGTACATACGCCGTTTATGCGCTGTATGTCTGGCGAATATTCGGCGCATTTTGTAGCTCATCCAGCGTGGATTTTATCTTGCGTGCTTGCCTGTAAGATATTCCGTAAAAATCTTGTATCTCACCGATCGTTTCAATGTTCTTTGGTAGCTTTTTTGCGAAGGCTTTTATCTCCAAATCATCAAACATCGGCTCGACAATATGCTCGCCTTTTTCGGCGTTGGTTTCCACTACTACAAAAGCACCCATAGCAATGCACGCCTTTTGCAAAACGTCCTCTAAAAACTCCACAACATTGCGAATCACTTTAGCCGTGAAGTAGGTGACGACCAAAGCCATAGTAAAGATTTTCCTCAAAAGTAATAATAAGAATCTTTTTATTTTAGTTTTCATGCTTAAAGTATAATAAAGAAATGATAGAAAGCACCGGCCAACATACCGGACACCATGCCGCCAAGTAATACGATTGCGTGATTGATTGTTTGTTTTTTGATTTTCATTTTGGTTTGATATTATGAAATGTTTTTGAAGTGCTGAGAAACCTTTTAGGTTCTAAGCATCTTTGATTTGTGCTTTCGATCGCAAAAGTTTGCGTAAAGCATGAATTGATAGAACAGGATTTTTTGCATTGTTTGTTTTTGTTAAATGCTAATAGTACATTATAGCACAAAAGGCACTCGGAAACAAGGGGCTATGTATACAAAATGGGTAGTTTTGTATAGGTTCGCCGTTGAATGTATACTAATTTAAACACAAAAAAGCGGGGAAATGAAAGAAACCCCGCCTCTCTGCCTCATTCCTATGAACAACCAAAGAATACACCGCCCGATCTATCCGGTCAATGATTGAGCCTGTAGCCTCATTTTGAAGTAATCAACCACCCTCGGTACTGTGAGGTGCTTATCTGCTACCAAGTGGAAGGCTTCGGCTGAGTCGTCATAATCCAAAGGCCGGTCCAATGATGCCTCTTTCCATT